AATTTTCTCGAGATTGTTGTAGTCTTTCCTACCGTCATGACGGCTAATGGTATCCATTGGATGTCACCGTAGCGACACGGCCAGTGGGCAAAAGCCAATTAAGAAGAGGTCCGACTCTGAGGTGCCTCTTCTCTGATGTGATGTAGAACGTGTGACCATTCTATAAATATAAAGAGGGAGAGTAGCCCTATGACTACCCCCGTTAAAGGACTAATCCTCATCCTTTACCTCTCCTGTAAGAGCTTCTTCTAA